CCATGGTGCTTTCTTTAGAGATACTTTTTTTCTCTCTTCGCCACGCTCTGGTTCGGATGCTTTTGCTAATGCTTGCATGTGTGCACGTTCATCCTCAGCAGATGATTCACTTACTGCGTTGCAATTGCAATGCTTGCAATCTGGTGGACAGTTGCAGTCTTCTGCTTTAACATCACTGCCGCAGCACTTATCTGAACAATGTGTGTCTTTTGCTTCCGCAATATCCTCATCATCTAATACTACTTCGCTTGCAATTCTACTAGCAGCAGATTCAGCAGTTTCACTTTCGCCGGCTGCTTCTTCAATTTCACTTAGTGGCACACCTGCTAGTTCAGCTAAACGTGACATCATAGCATCTTTAAGCTCGGCTTTAATAGTCCCAGCAGTTTCTTCAACTTCTTTGAGTTTAGCAAGGTTGTCCATGCTTAGTGCAGTGTCTGCAAAAATACTGTCATCTTCAGATACAGCTTTAGTTGATTCTTTTTTGAGGTTTTCAATATTACCAGCTGTGTCACTTTCCATGATAGGAGTTCTGTTAGTAACGTCTTGTAATTTTGCGAGTGTTGTGTAAATGTTGTCCATGTGTTTGTTCCTTAACTATCTGCTTTACCAGCGGAACTTTTCACCGTTGGAATTTTGTTTTTACCCATAATCGGGCTGTCTTTACCAGCTGGAGTATCGGTGTTGTAAACTGCTGGCGCAGTTTTACCGCCTGCAATTGTGTAATCACTTGCATACTCGTTGCCTACTACTTCACGCTGATAGGGGTCAGCACTGTAGTATTCACTAGCTTCTTTAGATTCAGCACTATTTGGTCCGTATTCAGTACCAAGTAGCGGATTTGTTTGATCGTCATATCCATCACGCTCATTGTCGACGCTGTCAGCATACCCAGCTTGTTGAATAATCATATGGTTTGGATCCATGCCCATTAACCTAGCAATCTGCATAATCTGTGGCGGAGTTGCTGGATAATTAAACGATACGTCGAAGAACGACATGCCTTCGTTTTCAACACCTGGAAAATCTTGAAGTGTTTTTTGAATTGGTAATCTTTTTACATCGGACATAGTAATAACGTCAAACTGTTGAAGTTTTTCTTCTAGTGCGTTAATAAACTTTGCATCCGTGTCACCGAGTATTTTGATTCTATAATCAAAAGTCTTTTTAGACTCAGTCAGATAGCTTGCGAATGATTTCATCTTGTTAATCCCCTATGACAGTATTTAGCCAAATATGTTACTTTTCGTCTTTGTCTGTGTTCAATAAACGATCTAACAGCGCATTGCGATCTAGTATCATTCCTGTGCCTGTAGTAGTATCGTTTTCGTCGTCTCTGTTAGCGGCCGCCTGGGCCGCTTTGGCATCCAATGCAGCTTTCTTTAGCTGTAAATCAACCATTTTAAGTTTTTTGTTTAACTTTGCTGTTTTTGCAGTAATAGCATGCCCAAGCATAGTACTTGCTACGCTGAATACATCGCTTGCCCATCGACTGTCTATATTCATACCAAGGTCCATTAGGTCGTCAAAGCTTTTGGTTGCTTTATCTGCTAACTCATCCATTTCTTGATCACTAGCATCAAGCCCTCTTACTTGAGGCAGAGCAGCTTGTACTTTATCAAGCTCACTGAGAGCATTTTGCATTGCCGGCATGTTATCAGGCGTTGGATCTGGGACATTATCAGGCACTACTTCGTTGGCAAGCCCATCGTCGTCTGACGATTCTGGCAATTCAAATAATTCTTCTAGTTTTCGTGTCATACGGTATTTATAGCCTTAAAACTCGATGTTTTTATTTGCGTTTTTTACCTTGATGGAAAATATCATCCTCTGTGATAACTCTGAAAGTAATACCACTTCGTTTGCACCATGCTTGTGCCGCTGCCCACTTGGCATAGTTAACAGCAACAACAGCTTTTTCTTTGTTTGATGCTTTGCTTTCAATTATACTTTGTTTCTTGGGCTTGATTTCAATTAACTCAGTTATGACTTTATTGTGCCTGTTTTTGTATTGTATAAGAAAGTCCGGAATATAGCGTGATTGCTTTCCAGTAAGTGGATTTCTATAAGGAATAGCAAGACTCTCGCTTGCCCAACTTACAATACTGTCGTTAGAGTCACAAAAACGCATGAAAGCCAATTCCCAACCGCTGCGATATTTAGGCACACCTTTGCCTGAATATTTAGATTGATTTATTACTGTGTAGTAGCCCTGTTGATAGTTTTGGCCATTAGTCACCTATATAACTATATTGCGAGCGGCGTATTGATTTGGTGTAGCAGTAGTTGAAATACCCAACAATGTTGAATTACTACGTAAGTTGTTAAGATAATATGCTAATGTAGCAGTAATCTGTACTTGATTTTGGTTGCTTAGGTCATTGAGGATAGTTTCAACCGGTGTGTTGCTGTCACGTGCAATTTGAAAAACATTTAATGTAAAGTTTCTAGCAGCCATTTCGTCGGCAAATATAGAAGTAAAAAAACTAAACACAACATCGTAATCGTTGCTGTTAATGTTAAGCTCACGTCCGTAGAAATCATTAAACACTCTAACGGTTGTATCTGTGTTTGGGTTAACATAGTTTACAGTTGCCATTGCTAGTATATTCCTCCAGTAGGATTGGTTTGTGTTGGAATAGTTGATGGGCCGTTTATGTTTATCGGATCAGCTGATTTCAATGTTGCAGGAGTATTTTGACTGTTTACTGCACTCGGTTGATTAGCCTGATTAGGAAATAACACACCCCGTGTCATACCTGGCAGCTGAGATTTGATAGTGCTTGTTAGCATAGCAGTTGATTCTGTTTTGAGTATACTCGCCAAATCTTTACCTTTAAATGTTTGATACGCAGTGCCAGCTCCTTGTATTGCGCCAACAACGCCAGCAAGATTACCTGCACTTAGATCAGTTATAATACCCGATGCTGCATCAATAAGCCCGCCGTTGCCTAGTATATTTGATGTACTACCTGTACGAGCTAACGGGCTTGTAACTGCATCGTAATTTCCTGGATTTGCAAACGATGGTATGCCACCATCTGGTTTACTACCTGTTAGTGCGCCGTTGTAATACTTAACTGTTTCGTACTCAAAAGTAAAAGTATTTTGCATGATACCAGCATCGTCGGCATAACTGTACGTGTCATGATCAAACGAAGTAATAATTGGATTAATAAGGGTGTAGGCTGCCCATTTGTGCTGATCAAAACCAAACACGGTGATGTCACGAAAAAACGGTGGTTTGCCGCCTCTGGTACCATCTGTGTAACTTTCGCCTATATATCCCCAGTCGTTAATTTCTCTGTCTTGCGTGTAAATATCTCGATAGTTGTAAGGATATGCTGCACCAGGATCGACTCCTTGTGCATTTTGTCCCAAACTGCCATTGGTAACAGCGGCATCAAAATATTTCTGACTAGCATCTTTGTAATAGTATGCATAATAGTTGTACCACAATGCACGAGATAGATCGCTAGCATCATCGTGCATTGTACAAACAATAGGATCATATTCAATTTGAGTTTGAACTTTGCGTTTTCTATTGTATTGATTCATGGTATCAACACTAAATTTATAACTAGGAAGCTTAACTTCTTTAACTAGCAAACTTAGGTTGTTTAAATCTTGTGTTTGGAAAACATTTCGTAGTTGAGGTATTTGCTGCACATTCAAATTGAATACAACATGATATAGGAACTTACGCCGCGGTGCAAGAGCATAACCATCGCTACGAAATGTCTTGCTTGCGTGTGTATAATCCTTAAGGAAATCGTTACCGAAAAATCCTTTTAAGAAATCTTCACCAAAGGCCATAAGTTACTCCTTATTAGCCGGAAACTACATCACCTAGTGTTCTACCCACGGCTGCACCTACACCGGATCCAATTGGTGTTTGTATAGCATTATCAAAACGCATTGTCATACCAATAGTTACTGGTTCATTTGAACCATAATTTAGATCACCGTAGTTTGCTTCAGTAATAAAGCAACCATACATTTCCCATGTTTCTAGTACAACCGGTTCACTTGTGCCGTTTCCACCATCAAGAATTTCACAACGTGTAGTGAATTTATAATCAATGCCAGAACTTGCAGAAGCTTGCTCCATGAAGTCTAGTTGTTTCTGTAGCTGTTCGCCGATGAGCTTGCTTACGTTACCACCAGCATCGTCACGGAAGTTAGCAGTTGTTGTGGCCCAAGTATGCTTGCCAGCTAGGTACATTCTACTGTTGTAAATTTCAATTGGGATTTCCTCAAAAGACACACTAGGGCGATTGAAATCCATTACCTGTTTGGTTAGCTCTGTTCTTGGGGTCGACACACCTAAGTTTTCAAATACCACTCTAAATCGGTATTTTAGCTTAGGCATTAACAGTCCCTGTGTTGGACTACTCTGGTCACTAGCCAAAGGCACTGTCATTCTTGATAGCGATGATACGGCCATTCTTTATTCTCCTATTACGTACTTATTTATCTTAATTATGTCACAAGAAAATGGAACCGAGGCTCCATTTTCATGTATTTTAATAGTATTAAACAGCCGATGAAGATGCTACATTACCAGCAGCAATCTCGCCTGTGTTCTTAATTCTAACCGGAATAAAGATGAATTCAACAGCTTTAACTGGTTCAATTGCAACATCAACATATAGTTCGTTTCTGTCGATTCTAGCCGGTGTGTTGTTTGATTCATCACATACTACCAAGTAATCGTAAAGACCACGTTTTGCAACCAAGTCGATCATCAAGCTTTCGATTGAGTTTTTAATCTCGTCTCTTGTGAGTTTATCATTTGGTTCAAATACAAAGCCCTTGGCAATAACTTCAAGTCTACCACGGATAAACGCTACTAGTCTTGCAACATTAATTCTATCTAGTGCAGTTGCAGAAGATGTTGTCTTGTTGCCATAGTTAAGTATACCACTGCCCGGAATAAATGTAATCGGGTTAATACTGTTTTCGTACAATGTATCACGTAGACCCTGACGAATTGCTGTTTGTGTAAATGCGCCTGTTTGTGCGTTTACATAACCAAGTGCATTAGCATTATCAACTGTGCCTCTGCGAGTACCAGCTGGTGCTAACCAAGGATAAGCAACATCATCGCTGCGAACAACTGTTCTCAACATCATATGCGATGAAGGAGCAACTACTATTTGACCACTTAGGTCAGTTGTTTGACAACTTGGATAGAACACACCATAATATGGATCAGCTACTGACAGACCGTTGCCGTTTGCGTTGGTTGCCCAATTGACAATATCTGTGGCGTTATCTGCTAGACGCATTGGTGTGTCGCCGATAACAAATGCTGTGTTGTTACGCTCGTTGTTTAGTGCAATCATATTGCTTGCAAGCTCTTCGTAGTTTGGACATGCAATCAAATTATACTGTCTTTGCTCTTCACGAAGTTCTTGTGCACCATCAATACTAGCTTTCAATGCAGTAACAACCATTGCTCTTACTGCCTTGCGGCCTGCATACATAGAGCCATCAGTTTGATTACCACTAGCTGTTACCCAAGCGGCTTTTTCAGTTGGCAACACATCATTTGGGAAATCAGCAGCATTGAAGTAGTTAACTTCGTAGCTCTTAACATTAAAGCCACTGCGTCTAGTATTCCAAAGCAACATGCCTTCTGGATATAGTGTAGCATCCGGTGCGTCAATGTCAAGATAATTGCTTGTTAGCAAGCTCTTGATTGTCGGAATGTCTCCTGTGATTGGATCAGTTGTACCATTCGTGGCCCAACGTGCATCCAGGAATGCAATACCATTTTGTGTTGTTTGATCAGTGTTATCAAGTAGTACCCACTGATCCACACTGTTAACCGACTGCCAACGATATATTGTTGGATAGTTGTCTAGGTCTGCGGTTGACACCCACAAGTCACCATATACTAATGCACTGTCGTCACTTTGCTTTGTTGGTGCAGTTGCAGAAACAATTGGACCGTTTGGCGAAGTATTACTTAGGTCGTACCCACGTTGATCACTTGAAACATTTTGATAACCTTTCCAAGCGCCGCCACTATTAACTAGAATGTCAGCTTGGTCGGTTGCACTGTAATACCAGTTTGTACCATCTGCTGGGTCAGTACTTGGTGGTGTTGCACTTGCTGTATAACTATCAGTGTCCCCACCGAGTGGTTCCCAGCCGCTTAGTAAAAGATCACTGTTGTTTCCAGCAGTTACGCCTTGTACACTAGTAATAAAACCAGCGTTATTAACTGGAGTACCAGTTGTATCTTTAAGAATAATGTTTCCGCCCAGAGTGTGTTCGATCTGAACTGCGCCAGTTGACAATACTCTTGCAGTTGTATTTGCAACGTTGGCTGCAAGGAATGCAGTTACAAAGTCTGTTGCAGTTGTGCCAGATATTGTTGCAGTTACCGCGGTGGTCATTGTTGTACTGTTAGCAGCACTGGCTTGAATAGTGAATTGGTCTCCATCAATAAAGAATGGTGATGTATCATCACCGGTAATTAATGTTGCACCAGTAGAATAACGTTCAAACACCTTGTAAGTAAATGTATCATTTTCTTGTACATCATTTCTTACATATAGCGCACCAATTACAATATTTTTACCGCCACCTGATGGATCAAGAGCTTTTTGTGCTGCTTGGTCACTTGCATATACTGGAGTGTTTTGTGTAATAAATGTATCAGTTGCAATGTCATATTTTCTAACAACGATATTAGCACCTGCATTAACATTTGTTGTTTTTGCCCAAACACTTCCTGTTGGATGCGGTTCTGTGCCTGTTGCAGCCCAGCTTGGGTTTTGGTAGTGTGGTGACATTTGCAGTACAGGAGCATAATACTGTCGTGCTGTAATACCTAGCTCTGTAAGCAAAGTTGTACTGTTACCGTTTTCTACCATAGCAATGCCATTGCCGTCGTCTGTAGACCCGTCGTTGGAACCATTGCTATCGATATAGATGTTTAACTTACCATTGGATACGTTGGCACTAATACCTGCGATGGCTGCGTTATTGATATTTACTGCTAATTCAGCAACTGTTGTGCCGCTTAGTGTAACTTCAACGTCATTTATATAGATACTCTGAGCTGTTGTTAGTGTTGGATTAGTTGTTGAGCTTGTAATCGAAGGCCAACTGTTTTTCCAATCATCACTACCGACTAGTACCCATGTATTAGCTGACACTGCTGGACTACTGTCTGCGTTACCGGCAGTTTTGTAATACATTGGATTGTTCTTGTTAGTTGTTACAATTGCGTAATCCCCGATGCTACCAATTGAATCAAGAGGTATACCGGCTGCAAGATCGCTTGTGTTAGTGATAACAATCGGAGTCTTGGCAGTGAATGTTTCTGTTGAATCGCTCCACTGGAATGCACCCCAGACTGTTGTGCCAGTGTCTAACCAATATGCACCGTCTGATGGGTCACCTGTTGGGCGAGTTGTTGTTGCAGTTAATGCAGCCAGATCAATGTCTGCTCTTTGTACATACGCTCTATTACTAATACCCAAAACTGAGTATGCAGCAAGTAACCCATATTCATTGAGTTCGTATCCATTAATACTTGTACCAGCACTTGTGCTGTAGAAAAACGGTGTACCGAATGTTGCTGCTAGATCTCTTTGTGAAGTGATCAAGTAAGGTTTGTTTGCATTTGCTGCTGTAGTGCCGGCTGCTACGCCAACACCTGCTCCGCTTACTTTATTCTGTGCTGTCGCAACAAGAATAAACGGAACTGAATTAGTTGGGGCTGGAAGATAGTTACTTTCGTCGATGATTGTAACTTCTACGCCTGGGGATGTTAGTGCCATGTTAATTGCTTCCTTTGTAAAAGTATTCGCTAATGATATTTATAAAAATATACGAATTCCAGCCCCTTAGAGTGCCCTTTGCAAAGGTTTTAATATAAATAAATGCATGAATAGACCCATATGTACCGCATGCAACCGTCGATTAGTTGCTGTTAACTATAAAAAAGATGGTAAAACACACTATCGCACAAGATGCGATAACTGCACAAGACGAAATCGTCGCAAAAAAACGCTTGTGCCTAGGTGGCAACAGAACGGATTTAAAAAAAGCACAACATGTGATCGTTGTGGATTTAATGCGGTTAGTGGAGCACAAATTCTAGTCTATCACATAGACGGTAATCTCAACAATAACAATCTTGCCAATTTGAGATGTGTTTGTTTAAACTGCACAGTCGAAGTTAATAGGTTAGATCTACCATGGAAGGTTGGGGATCTAATAGAAGACTAACTCATAAGTGCAACATTAACTGATCTAAATTAAACTTCAAATCTTCTAGTGTACCGTTGTTGTCAATGGTATAATCAGCCATCCATTGCTCTAAACTCATCGAGTCTTTTGACTCTTCTTCTAGATGCATACTGCGATCTACCCAAATACAATAGTCAAATACGCCAGTATTTTGCATTGCAAAAAATTCACGCTTGTTGCGTAGCCCACAATAGATATCATACGCAGCAAACATTTCTCTACCTAAAGTTGCTGCATCAGGGACATTATAATTGCAGATAGAATCATACCATTCTGCTCTGTGATTGTGCCTGTCAGCATAACACTCTTCTTCATTAGCATATCCATATTTTTCCCTTAGGTCGTTAAATATAAATTGTTTACTACAAAATTTACTACTGCTCTCAAATGTATAGCCATAATTGTCGCGAAGCAATTCACAAACAGTATCTTTACCGTGGCGGCCGTGACCAATTACTAATAACTTAAATTTAGTCATCGAATTTTTAACTCCACAGTTTTGTGTTTTTTGCTGGTTGCGATCACGTTAACAATTTCATAATCTATACCGATGCTGTTAAACGTATCTTGTCCGTTTCGCAAGTCAAAAATCAATCTTGTGTTTTTGTTGCTGTGCTTGCGAATAAAGTCAGTGTAGGTGCTCATTGGATAGTGTGCGCCACAACTTTTAAAACTAAAGATTAGATCAAACGTTGTAGATTTTTTTAGTTTGTCGCAGTCCTCGGGAGTAAGATGCGTTCTTTGTAACTCTAATCTATCCCATTCGGCATTTAGTTCGGCTTTGCTATGATAGTAAACAAAATTATCAGCTTGTCCAAACTTTCCTTGTCGAGCTTGTTCTTTATTGTTCTTCTCACTAACACCTTCAATCAGATAAACCTCAGTTCCATATGCTTGCTGAAACCAAAGACTGTCGTATGCTTGCCCGCACCCGATTTCGCAACTAATGCTAACGGATTGATTGAGATACTGGTCAACTGCCTCCCATTGCAATTTCTTGCTACTGTTGTATTCTTCGGTTTCCCAGAGTTCCATCCAGGTTTGCCCATTGGTTCCATTTACAATTGGTATCTGTGTCATCGTAGTTTTTTTACTCCAAGGTATGCTAGTGTCTGCTGTAGCAAATCAATCTGCCGTTTGCAATCTTCTAGTGCGTGATGACTTGCTTTAGGTTTAGGCAAGTCTGGGTACAAACTATATACTGTTCTTGCATCACGAACACGCCAAAACTGCCACGGAATAGGCAAGCCTTCTTGTTTGTATGCATTTTCAAGTATAACCATATCAAATGTTGTACCATTGGCCCAAATAAGATTGCAGTGAAAACACAGTTTGCTTAGTTCTTCTAGTGATTGTTTGAGCGGAATACGTCCTTCGTCACTAAATGCTTCTGCTTGTGCTTCAGCCGGCTGAGTTGCCCACCAAGCAACTGTAGCATCATCAACATCTCTGTCGGGTTGACTGTCAACATCGATCCTTGCATAATAATCTTGTGGGAGATACCCGGACCCAGCTGGATCAAATGTCTGGGCTGCGATTGTAAGTACACAGGCGTTAGGACCTGTACCTACAGTTTCAATATCAATCATTATATCTGTCATAATTTTAGTATAACAGATTTAACGTTGTTGTCAACTATTTTCTTGGCTTGACTGTTTTTTTAGTTCCAGTTGTGCCTTTAAGGCTACTCTTTGGTGGCTTGTACGCTTTTTGTACTTTGCCGCCGCTGGTAACACTAGACTTGCGCATCTTGTTGAGCATGCTTAATAACTTGCTTGCTGGATTTACACGTTTGGTCTTCTTAGCTTTGCGAGCTGCTTGAGCACTCTTGGTCTTGCGAGTCTTCTTCATTTGAGCTCGCTTGGCTTGATCAATTGGAGCATCGCAATCTTTTGCGTTGCTAACAACACGGCCGTTTCGTGGGCCGCTAGTACAACGCCATTTGGTTTTTAGTTTGTTACCTGTACGACTAAAAACCATTTCGTGTTCAGTGATGAATTCTTCTGCTCTCATTATCCAATTACCCAAGTAAGAGGCTGTGAGCCGTCAACATAGTTTTTAAGCTCTTCAATTTTTTCAGCCATGATAGCAGATCCTTCGGCTTTCATTTGTGCACCGTTTAGTGCAGTGCCGCCTTGTGGACCTGCAATAGTAGCAAACTTTTCTCTAGCTTCGCCGATCATTAGTTTACAATTGCCGATCATATAATCCTTTATCCATTGCGAGATAGAAAAATCACTGAGTAGTTGTGCTTCGGGACGCAGATTGTAACACCAAAGTAATACAACTTCTCCACTGCCTTTGATATCACGCATTAGTGTTATCTCTTTAGATGCACTATTGTAAGTATAATTCAAAAATCCACCAAACATCTTAGCAGTAAGCTCAACATACTGGCTATAAAAATCATAGGTAGCAAGTCCGCCCATGGTGTTACCATTCAACAAATATGTGTTAAGTGCAGCTGAACTAAATGGTTCGAACGCACTGCCTTCTCCGCCGTTGTCCCAACCAATGGTTCTTCTGAACACTTGTCTAACAGTTTGTATTTCGCTGGGCAAGGTATAAACATTTACACCATCCTGTAATTTTAGAAAGTTGTAGCTTTCCTCAAACGCATTTTCGGCTCGTTGGCGATATGTGCCAATAGCTCGCTGATACGATGCTTCGTAGTGCTCTGCATCAAGTTCTAAGTCAATCATCCCGTCGCCAAGTTGAAGCTTTACATAGTCAATTGTTTGCTGCTTGAGCGTTTCAAGAGTTTGATTAAGTGTTACTGTTGCCATTTATACTGCCGTCCTTATACAGTATTTAGCATTATCACCAAGCCTTGAGTATTACTACATGATCATTTCCTCGACCGTTGTACTTTACTTCAGTAGCTTTGATGTCTTGAAAAATCTTACGACAAGCAGGTTTACCGCCCTTTAAGAATGCTTTAAGTTGTTCTGCTGGTTTGCGCAACGTTTTACTCACACTCTTACTAGGATCATACCCAATAACTGTATTGCTCTTAATAGTATACGTTTGAGTCATATCGTCTGCAATAAGATGTATCAATTTTCGTGTTGATGTATTGTACAGCCAAGCTTCGCTGCCATTTACTAATTTTTCTGCACTAACACTAGTTAACTTTAGATCTGCAAACTCTTTAAGATACTTGAACTTGCGTACAATTTGTGCTGGCGTCTTTTGCTTGATTGCACGTGGCTTGCGTTCTACTTTTTTAACTTGTACATAACTTGCACAGTCAGCAATTGCTTTTTCAAGAAACTTGTGTATTGCACGAATTTGTAGTTTTCCTAAATGTGCATATCCTTCTTTGAGCTGTTCGTGCATGTCTTTTTCGTGTTCGCTCATTTTCTTTAGTTTTGCAGGCGTAGGTGGATTCATCAACTCTGTTAACTCAGATAGCTGATTTTTAAGTGGCTCCGAAATTATATCAATTGTCTGCGGTGGGCAACTTTTGCTTCTTAGCAAACTCATAACTGAGAACTTTTCAGGATTTTTGTATTCACTGGCAGCAAATTCATCAAAAAGTTCATCAATTTCTCCACCAATTTCCATGGTTTTATCTCGCATGTTTTCTTGTACCGTGCGGCGAGCAGTTTCTGGTTTAACAACTTCGTCCTCTTCGTCCAGACCTGATGTATCAATTTTAGAAAGTGCTTCGTCAATTTTTTTGCGTATAAAAATCGAGATTGGTTGCAGGTCTCCAGTGGACCCAGGCAACGTTTGCCAATATGCATTGTGTTCAGGGTGTAAATCAGGCATATTGTTGCGGAGACATCTTGTGTAGATTCCAATTAGCACAAGCCCTACAGACCCATGCTTGCGCATACGCTTAACATCGGTGCTGCTATAGCCAGCATCTTTCATCCATTCAATTAGGTCAGGAAAAACATCTGCTGATTTTTTATCTGCATAGTAGGCATCAAACACACGACGGCGGTATTTGTGATATGCTGCACCGCTCATCTGTAGTGCATCATCCCAGGCTGCATCTACTTTGCTGCGCTTTCTACGAGCCGCTGGTGCTTTTTTTGGGGGAAGTTTAATACCTGCTACTTTTGCCATTGTTTGTCTCCTATGAACAATTGTATTATAGCACAACTAGCCTGCGTGTCAACCTAATCTTTTTTTGTTCTAATACAAGAAAACGGTTGACATTGCGGTATGTTAATGCTATATTATATATAAGTTAGCAAACATGGAGCATACAATGTTTAGAATCCCAGCTTTTAACAAATTTGATACTACCTTTGAAGATGCTAAAACAATAATGACCAACTATGGACGTGGCGACCTACTAGAAGGTATGCAGGCTATGAATCGTGTGTGGGACGAGCATTGCGCAAGTTATAATAGCGACAATGCTCGTTTTGATAACGATAGTGATTTTTGCGATTACTATGAAGCAGAAATTAATGCTTTTAATATAGTATTTAAAACAATGAAACCACTTTTTGCGTAAAGGAAACTAACATGTCTATTCAGAAACTTATAGATGAAACTTATAGCTATTATGTAGAAGCGCAAGGTGCCGATCTTGCTGAATTATATAAAGGCGATCTAAATGATTTTCAATCAGTACAGTGGATGATGAATGCGGATGATCTTGATGGTGTTACCGCTAAAATCGATAATATGGATACTGAACCACGCGAGCAGATTGTATTAGCTATTACTGCCGAGTATGGCAGCGGATATGTAGAAACTGTACTAGGATATGAGGTAGCATAATGACTTATACTTACAGCGACGATTGTTTCTCAGACTTACATAAAGATGTTTACGGATTTCGTCCACGTGGCGTTATTCTTGACAACTGGAACATTCTACCGCCTGCTGAAAAACAAGTTCGTTGGGATCAACTTTGCAAAGAGCTTGAAGAAAATAACAAGTTTAAAAAAGAACAAGAAGTTAAGGCAGTAGCTCGTTTTGAAAATCGTATTCAAGATACAATTAGTCTTGGTGCTAGTAACCGTGTTGAGGCTCTTCGCTGGATTACTGGTTCTGAAACTTTTTATCACGGACAAGATGTAGAGCATTTTGTTTGGGAGCAAGGTATTTTATTTACTAAGTATGGTAAGCAATTAGTAAAAGATCTTTTACTAGTTGTTGAATATAAGGAGTGTGCATAAATGAGCATGAATCACGATGCAAAGCCTATAGACGAAGAACTAGAACGTATGAAGGCCGAGTTTCTTGCTAAAGGCGGCGAAGTTACCAAAGGAAAAACCAAAGCTATGGCAAGTGAACTTGGCATCAGCAACAACACATGGAATAACAAACTGACCAAAGCTGAAAAAGATGCAAAGGCAGGTAAATGATCAAGAGTCTGTTAGTAATAGGAATGTTAGGATCAGCAGCTGATGCCAGAGAAGCAATAGTTATCGGTAGTGGCGTTGATGATAAAGGATTTAGGTGGTCCACTGGATACACCGATGAGTATAGTACATGTGGTGATGTACTTGAAAAATTAAATAAAGATTTCGAAAATTTTCAAATTGAATACACTTATAATTATCGCACATACGATCAAGGATTTGTGGTATATTATACTGACAATGGTGGTACCACACTCTGGATGTGCCATCACAATTCGTTTTAATCAATAGCATGCAAGCGATAAATACATGCAGAGGAATACTGTATGCCACGCTTGAGTTTATATCGACCAAATCGCCAAAACGATTACAAATTTATTGACCGTACTATATCTGAAATGTATCAGGTTGGCGGAGTTGATATGTTTGTCCACAAATACCTTGGGCCACAACCGCACGGCGATGATAGTTCAAGTGTTAGCGGCGGTACACAAGATGCTACACAACCAGCATACAGCACCGAATCGCCGCTGTTTATCGAAGATTTGTTCTTGCTTGAAAACAGAGATCGCAAATACGACGATGATGTTTATCAAATGCGAGGCGTGTACAATTCACAGGATGTTGATTTTGACTTGAGTCAGTTTGGATTGTTCTTAAACAACGATACTCTGTTTATCACATTCCATTATAACTTTATGATCGACACACTGGGACGCAAACTAATGAACGGTGACGTTCTCGAGTTGCCCAATCTTAAAGATTTTCATCCCCTAGACAGCGGCATTGCCAAAGCAATACCCAAGTATTATGTAATACAAGATGCCTCATTTGCCAGTGAAGGATTTAGTCAAACTTGGCTACCTCACTTGTGGCGTGTTAAAGCAACTCCTCTAGTCGGTGCACAGGAATACAACGATATTCTCAAAAAACCGTTCGAAGTTGACAACATCTGGGACAATGGAAATTATTACCCAAGCGGTAGTATTGTATTATTTGGCAATCAGTATTACCAAGCAAAAATTGACACACCAGTGGGTACTGAAATTACCAACACTACACACTGGAAAGAAATCGAGCCTAAGAGCGAACTAACAACATTTGGCACGGTTACTAAAGATCTCGAAATTAATGATGCTATTCTCACACAAGCAGAGTACGAAGTTCCACTAAGTGGATACGATACTGTAGAGTTTTATATTGTACCTACAAATGAAGATGGTACACCTGCTAACCCTGATAGCTACACAGTTGACGAAACTGGTATCACAGTCGACACAACAGATGTTGATGTTGACGGGCAACCCCAGTCCCCGAGAGCCAATGGATACACGCTAGGATATCTAACCGGTGACGGTATTGCACCAAACGGATTACCAGTTACACCCGGTATCAGCTTTCCTCCTGGGCCACAAGAAGGAGACTTTGCTTTGAGACTTGATTACTTTCCTAATAGACTTTTTCGCTACAACGGCACACGCTGGGTTAAGTACGAAGACAATGTAAGAACTGATCTTACTCCAGGTGCGTCAAACCAGACACTTCGTAGTAGTTTTGTTAACAATACAAACGAAACGCAAACATTGGATCGCGGAGAAATACCAGAGCGCCAGGGTCTTAACCACTTACTAAAACCACAGGCTGATAATTAATGCAACAGTTTTTTTATGACGAGCAAATACGAAGATTTTTACTTCAAGTTACAAGAGTTTTCAGTAACTTCCAAGTTGAATACGGGCGTGACGAGTCAACAAATGCAGCCAGCTTGTATCGAGTACCTGTGCGCTATGGCGATGCAAGTCGAAATGCAGCAACTATTATGCAGCAAAACAGTGCCAATTCTTTACCAAGCACTCCTTTAATTACATTTCATGTTACCAACTTAAACTATGCTCGTGATCGCATGCAAGAACCTTATTTTGTTGAAAAGCAAAATGTAAGGCAACGCTATTGGGATACAGACACTGAATCATACGAAACAACCCAGGGCACAGCTTTTACTGTTGAAAAACTCATGCCTGTGCCGTACGATCTTGAAATTAATGTAGATATATGGACGTCTAATACCAATCAAAAATTGCAGTTGCTAGAACAAATACTAACACTGTTTAATCCAAGTTTGGAAATTCAAAGCACAGATAATTTTATTGACTGGACGAGCCTTAGCGTAATGTATCTTGAGCAGGTTTCGTGGAGTTCTCGATCGGTCCCGCAGGGCACAGACAACCCAATTGATATAGCAACTCTTAGATTTAAGATGCCAATCTGGATTAATCCGCCGGCTAAAGTTAAAAAACTTGGAGTTGTTCAGAAAATTATTGCTAGTGTGTTCGATGCCAATGGCGATTATGCAGAAGCAATACACAACAACGACTTACTATTAGGAACAAGACAAAAGTTTACTCCATATAATTACCAAGTGTTGTTGTTAGGGAACCAGTTACAAGTTCTTGAATCTAAGGCAGTTGTAACCAACAACAACGGAACAGAAGTTCCAGCTTCGCCGCCAAGTAATCTCATGTGGCACACTGTAGTTGACTTGTACGGTTCTTTGCGCAACGGCATTAGTCAGGTACGCATTGACAACCCATACGACAGTACTGTTATCGTTGGCACAGTAGCATATCATCCGTCTGACGATAGATTTTTGTTGTTTACTGTAGATACTGACACTGTTCCGCAAAACACATTAGACGCAGTTTCTTCTATAGTTGATCCTCAAAGAAACGGACCAGGTGCAGGACTCGATGCCGCTGCCGTTGGGCAAAGATACTTGTTTATTAACAACGCAACTGGTAGTACCAACGGCAACGCCGCAGCATGGAGAGGAACTGATGGTGCCCCATTGTTAGCTGTTGCAAATGATATCGTCGAATACGATGGCACACGATGGAATGTTGTGTTTGATAGTTCAAACACAAGTGGAGTACAATACACAACAAACTTAACCACTGGTATACAATATCGATGGGCTAACAACGAGTGGCTCAAGAGTTACGAAGGATTGTACCCAGAAGGTGAATGGAGCCTGGTACTTTGATTAGCGCCGTCGGTGTTTGGTTTTATAGCATACAAACCAATCGATATCTTTACTTACTACGCAACGATCCTAAAAATCCTGGGTGCTGGGGATTGCCGGGTGGTAAAGTTGAAGTCGGAGAAAGTTTAAGTAACGCTATACAACGAGAATGTCAAGAAGAAATTGGCATGTGGCCAGAGATAGTTAAACTTGTGCCAATTGAGAAATTTACAAGTGCTGACGAGAATTTTAGTTATCATACATTTTTTTGTTTAATTGACACTGAGTTTGTGCCTGTTCTTAATAACGAGCACCACGGTTACGCCTGGATTGATTCTGGTGTTAAACCGAGACCTTTGCACCCTGGATTGTGGACTACTATTAAATTTGAAGAAGTATTGGAAAAAATTAATACTGTGAAGAAGTTTCATATATCACAAAGTGAAACAAACTTAGCATAATCCCATCTTTCCACATTCTGATTATTGCGCCACACATCAGGGGTTGCAACAGTGTCGCTTACATGCACAAATTTTACTGACGGGTATGTTGCCATGACGTTGTTTATTTGTGCTATTGCAGTTTCATCTTTTTGAAAATCAGCATGTGTGCCGTCGACACCAATTAGAAATATTTCTTTGTGTCCGTCAAAGCATGCTAGCCATGTTGCAACCGCAACCGATCTCCCTCTGTATCCGTAAGGAACAAGATAAAATTCTCCAGGCGTTGTAATACAATTTCGTGCATTACTGTAAACACTGGTTTTCTCAGTATATTCTGTTGCAACTAGTTCGTCTAGTACAGGAGTTTCAAAGTCAACATAAAAATCACACACTAAATCTTTCCAAGAGCCCTGGCAACCATAACTTTGCAGGCGTTTACGTGACAAGTGCCCCCCGGCATGTTTCTGTATGTGATTTTTTAAATTAAATTTTCCGCCAGCAGATGTGTGAAAACGACTTTCGCCATGTCCAATAATTGCAGCCCGGCCTGAAATATGTTGGTTCTCAATCGGATTTGCAATCCATTCTCTTTCTTGATGTTTTTTTCCATCTTTGATAGTATTACTGATTATAACAAACTCGCCATCATACTCACTGCGGTATCTTGCTGACATTTTTTATACTACCCTTATACCTTTAAAACACATTCAACTAATTTCTCTGATTCGTTGCTGTTTGATTCTAGAGCAATGCCAACTAAACAACAACCATTAAATTCTGCGCTTGCAGTGCCATTATTGCTGCAATAAACTGCATCACCTTTGTTAACTGCACCAATCACCCTAACCGGAACACGCCCTTTAAGTCCAATTGCTTGTCCTTCACTGTCACTATTCATTAGGTATGCTGGCTCGTACGAAATAACACCAATTGCAATGCTGTCTATTGTAGCTGCATCAGTTTCATAATTGTCATGTGTACTTACTTTCATAACTGTGCCAATTGGATATTCTTGATCAGTTGTATATTTTTCTGCCAAGTCAGCATACTGAGCTGACGTTGATGTTGCTGTGATTGTACCAGCACTAAAGTTACCACTACCATCGCGGAATACAATTGTGTTTGCAGTACTGGCACTTGTAGCGTTTGATGTAACAGTAAATGTTCCACCTTCGTTGCTTACACTACCACTAATACCACTACCACTTGTAGCACCTGCACCAACAAAGTTGCCGGTTGTATCAGTTCCTAGTGCAACTGAGTTAGCTGCAATTGTTGTACTAATACTTGCTGTATCACCTGCATTAGTAAATGTGGCACTACCTGTAACATCACCAGTCAACGACACTGTTACTGCACTCGATAAACCACCGGCTGTCCCTGTTGTATTTTGGTTAAGTGTTGCTACCCTTGCTGCCGCAACAGTGCCTGTACTTATGTTACTTCCATTTAACGCAGTTAAACTTGCACCACTGCCGCTAAATCCAGCACTTGTAAGTGTGCCAGTGCTTGGGTTATATGTAAGTCCACTGTCTTGTGTAACTGCACTTAATGTACCCGTTGTAATTGACCCAACGTAGATCAATCTTTCTGCGTTAGTGCTTGTGTCACTGCTCACAGTTGCGCCGCCTGGGCTTGTATCAGCAAAGCTCAATGTGCCGCTACCGTTGGTTTGTAATACTTGTCCGTTTGTTCCATCTGCTGTAGGGTAAGTAAGTCCATCAACAACAAGGGTTGTTCCAGTAAGAGTACCTGCAATTGTAACATTCTCACCTTGCTCGGTAATAACTTTTTCCATATCATTAGCAGTGAATCCTGCGTCAACTGATGTTTGTTCACTGTTCTGTACGGTATTAACTGAGACATTGCTTAACTGCGAACTGTTTCTTGGAATCACAGTGATGTCAACTGTCACTGTCCCATAAATGGTTCCGAGTGTTTTAAATGCAAAAATAAATCCAGCCGTGGTTGTTTGTTTGGTCCACAATTGCGGATCGATGTATCTACTTCCGTTATATTGTTCGTTATAGAAGATAGACCAGCCAAGAGCTGGTAACGTATTACTTCTCAAAGCCGCATTGAAATTTACAGTGTGTGTTTCGCCGGCATTTTGTGCAGTAATAGTTCCTAAAACTTGATAATTTTGAGAGGCCGCATTTGGTGTTATTGTAACAACTTTTTGATACTCACCATTAGTAAAGTAACTGCCACTAGAAGCACCAGTATACAGTTGATTGAATCTCATCACATTAGAAGTTGTATACCGTTGTTCTCTGTTTACTATCATATCTGCTTGAACATTACCAGTTGCAGTTATGCCCGAGTCGTCGATTGTAACATTTCCTGTTAATATATTCAGCCCTGAAATATTGCCAGTTGCAGTTAAACTTGTAATTGCTGGAGTTAAACTTGGTGTAATTGTTAGTGTATCTGTAGATGCATTGGTTGTTAGATCAAGGTTTGTTCCAGCTGCAATAGTAAGTGTGTCACCAACACTGTCGGCAAAAAGATTGTCTTGTCCTGCAACAGCAACGATACCAAATGCGTTTGAACTAGTTTGTGCAAACACAATGTTTGTTGTTCCGATTGTAATTGTGCCGTCAGTGGTAAGCATCCATTGTGTGTCAGCAAACCCAGTGCCTTCGGTGACCATAATGATCATACCTGAATTCATTTCGCCTGTGGCATTCGCATCACCGGTTCTTGCCCATGTTCCGTTAGACCCAGATCCTAGTGTGGTTACATAGTAAATTCCATTTTCGGTTTGATCTGTTTGTCCATTAACCAGTACTCTATCATCAACAAGAAGACTAACACCGTCAACAGTTGCTGGTGTACCGCCACTTAGTGTGATGTTGCTCGACGTAACAGCACGAGCTGTTTGTTTATAGTCAATATCCTGTAATTGGTGGGCTCTTGGCCTAGTTAATCCCATGTTGTTGCAATCCTTGCTTTTGTATATTTATCGTTGTTGACAATACAAATGCGTTATAGGTTTTTGGCCAAAAAAATAGCAGGGCGAACCCTGCTATTCTTAATATTTTAAGTAATGATTACATCATTAGTGCTAGTACTTCGATAACGCCTTCGCCGCCTTCGTGAGCTTCGATTGCTTTACCAATTACTGTACCCATTGCTGCATCGTTGTTAGCCATTGCACGACCATTACCAGCTGATACCATTAAGTCACCTGCTGCTACAGGGCCTGTTACCTTACAAGGAACACGACCTGCTAGTGCAAGAGCAACACCTTCTTGAGTGCTGTTCATCAAGTGAGCTGGATCAGTTGAGATAATACCCGCTACTGCACGACAGTTTTCACTGTCACATGCTGCAACTTTGCCTTCTCCGCCAAACATTACAACAGTACCTGCTTCAATGTCTGCATCTGCTGCATACATCTCTGCCAAGTCAGCGTATTGTGCTGATGTTGATGTTGCTGTGATTGTACCGGCACTAAAGTTATTGCTGGCATCACGGAATACAATAGTGTTTGCTGTGTTAGCACTTGTAGCGTTTGATGAAACAGTAAATGTTCCACCTTCATTGCTTACACTACCACTAATACCATTGCCACTTGTAGCACCTGCACCAACATAGTTACCAGTTGTATCAGTTCCTAGTGCAACTGAGTTAGCTGCAATAGTTGCTGTTAGTGTAGCATTACCAAGGTTAGTAAATGTTGCACTTCCTGATAAATCACCAGCCAATGTTAATGTTGGATCAGCAGTATTTGTAGTTGTAATAGTAATACCTGCACTACCATCAAAGTTAGCAGTACCAGTTACAGCACCACTAAGTGCAATTGCTCTGGCTGTAGTTAATTTTGCAGCACTACCAGTAGTGTTTTGGTTAAGTGTACCAACTGTTGCTGTTAGTGTAGCATCACCTAAGTTAGTAAGTGTTGCACTACCAGTCAAGTCACCAGCAAGTGTAATTGTTGGATCACTTGTTGCAGTTGTTGAAATAGTAATACCTGTACTACCATCAAAGTTAGCAGTACCAGTTACAGCACCACTTAGTGCAATTGCTCTGGCTGTAGTTAATGTTGCAGCACTACCAGTTGTGTCTTGGTTAAGTGTACCAACTGTTGCTGTTAGTGTTGCGTCACCTAAGTTAGTAAGTGTTGCACTACCAGATAGATCACCAGCAAGTGTAATTGTTGGATCACTTGTTGCAGTTGTTGCAATAGTAATACCTGAACTACCATCAAAGTTAGCAGTACCAGTTACAGCACCACTAAGTGCAATTGCTCTAGCAGTTGAAAGTGTGTCAGCACTACCAGTTACATCACCTATTACGTCACCAGTCATACCATCCGCAGTAAAGGTTGCACTTAATGTGCCGCCTCTTGTAACTGTAACATCGCCATTTAAGGCAGTAGCAACACTAGTTGTACCATTTTGGATCTGTGTAGCGTCAATGCCAGTTAGCTGACTACCGTCACCAATGAAGCTGGTTGCTGCAATGTTACCAGTAGCAGTTAAGTTACCAGTTACGTTAGCACCGTCTGTTGTAGCAATCATAGATGCTACGCCACCAGCAGTAATGTTAACGTTACCGTTTACACCTGCAAAATCAACAAGCGAACTACCACTTTGGATACTATCACCAGCAACTTCAACTGCATCATCAATCACACCTGGTGTTGTACCATCTGGGCCAAAGAAGCCGATAGCATTACCGCCTGTGTTTTTAATAACAACGTTACCAAGTGTAATTGTACTGCCTGCTAGGAACAATTCGTTCCAGCGTTTATCTGCACTACCAAGGTTTTGCGACACATTAGCCACCGGCAACATGTTACCTGTAACTTGCACAGTCGGTACACCAGTTAGTGTTTCGACTATAGCAGTGGCATCACCGTTTGACAGACTAGCAATGGTTGTTGTAGTTGTGATTTCACGAACTTCAATGTCATCGCCTGTTGCCGGAGCTTCAGTAAATGTCAATGTTGTTCCGCTAACACCGTATGCTGTTGTTGGTAGCTGTACCACACCGTTGATACTAACAATACAACTAGCAGTAGTTTGAGTACTTGATAGTGTAAATGCTACTGTACTATCATCGCCTGAGAATGTTTCACTCGCAATAACTGTGAATTCAACACCAGCTGTTGTCCAACTGTCATTGTCATAGAATTCAAACTGATCCAACGAAGTATTGAAACGAATCATACCAGTTGCTGGAGTACCAGGGCGTTCGCCTGTGGACCCAACCGGAATCATCATACTGTCGGTACTATCTACTTTAAGCGTAGCACCTGTGGTTTGAGTAGCGTTCTCACCAATAGCAACTGTTGAACTACCTGCATCTGCTTTTACATATACATTACCTGCTGCGTTCTCAACGTGAACATCAACATCTTGACTGTCAGTGTTTAGTGTAATAGTTTCACCAGCACTATCAATACTATCAGTATTAACAGTAATGTTACCAAAAGTGCCTGCATCTGCAAATACACCAGTAGTGTTAACATTACCACTATCAACATTACCACTAAACGTAGCAGCAACACCGCCTGTGATTGTACCAGCTGTACTAGATAGTGTACCATCAGTTAGTGTACCACCAGTTACAGTACCACTTGCAGTCAATGTAGTTGCATCAACCAATGTTGTGTTAACATTGCCTGAATCAACATTACCACTAAACGTAGCAGCTACGCCACCTGTTAGTGTACCGGCAGTAATACTTGCAGTGCCATCAGTTAGTGTGCCACCTGTTACAGTGCCACTTGCATCTACAGTAGTTGCATTAACTCTAGTTGTATTAACATTACCCGAATCAACATTACCACTGAATGTAGCGGCTACGCCACCTGTGATTGTACCAGATGTTGAACTCAATGTGCCATCAGTTAGTGTGCCACCTGTTACAGTGCCACTTGCTGTTAGTGTAGTTGCATCAACCAATGTTGTGTTAACATTACCCGAATCAACGTTACCACTGAATGTAGCAGCAACACCACCTGTGATACTACCAGCATTAATACTTGCTGTACCATCAGTTAATGTGCCACCTTCGACAGTGCCACTTGCTGTAACAGATACTGTTGTGACGTCTGCTTGTGATACAATATTACCACCAGTTACGTTACCAATGGCTGTTAGTGCTTGTGCTTCAAGTGCACCACCTGTAATCAAGTTACCGGCAGTTACGTTACCACTGAATGTAGCAGCAACACCACCTGTTAGTGTACCGGCAGTAATACTTGCTGTACCATCAGTTAATGTGCCACCTGTTACAGTGCCACTTGCAGTCAATGTAGTTGCATCAACCAATGTTGTGTTAACATTACCCGAATCAACATTACCACTGAATGTAGCAGCAACACCACCTGTGATTGTACCACTAGTCGAACTCAATGTTCCGTCAGTTAATGTGCCACCTGTTACAGTGCCACTTGCATCTACAGTAGTTGCATTAACTCTAGTTGTATTAACATTACCACTGTCAACATTACCACTGAATGTAGCAGCTACGCCGCCTGTGATACTACCAGCATTTAGGCTTGCAGTGCCATCAGTTAGTGTACCACCTGTTACAGTACCACTGAATGTAGCAGCTACGCCGCCAGTTACAGTACCACCAGTTGAACTCAACGTGCCGTCTGTTAGTGTACCACCTGTTACAGTGCCACTTGCATCTACGGTGGTTGCATTAACTCTAGTTGTGTTAACATTACCACTGTCGACATTACCACTGAATGTAGCGGCTACGCCACCTGTTAGCGTACCAGCATTAATACTTGCAGTGCCATCAGTTAGTGTAGCACCTTCAACGGTGCCTGTTGCAGTTAGACTTGTACCAGTAGCAGCACCAATATTTGGTGTTACAAACTGTGCGCCTGCTTTAACAACAACTGCATCAGCAGTGATTGTAGTTGTAGTTTCGTCAACATTTACAGATAGCTCATTACCCGATTTAGATAGACCGTCGCCTGCTACAATTGAACCAGCACCGGAGAACTGACTCCAGTTAATAGCAGTTGTACCCATAGTAACCGGAGCGTTTGTTGTACAAACCCAACCACTATCAAGGTATACTGTGCCTTCTTCAACAAAAGTAAACGCACCTGGAATTTCACTAGTAGGTGAACCATCCATGTCTTCTGCACGAGTTAGAACGTAGGCAGTGCCTGCGTCACCAAGTGTAGTTACAACATAGATACCATTGTTTGCGGCAGTAGATTCGTCTTTAACAAGTAGTCTATCGCCTTGTGCCATTACAACATCATCTTGATCAGCCAATGCACCGTTGGCATTACCTGTTAGTGTAGCACCTACACCAGCTGTGCCGTTGTCGTATGTGTTGGCCGGTAGAGCAGTAGCAGTTGCGGCTCTAGTTGAACCTTTAACGTCAAGACCTTCTGCAACACTGTCAACATAGCCTTTATTGGCTGCGTCACTATCTTGTACTGGATCTGCAAGAGAAACAATTTTTGCACTACTCGCATCAATAACGCCTGTGCCACTTGGAACAAGAACAATGTCTTCATTTGTGCCAGTTGCAGTAAGAGTTACTGAAGTACCTTTAACGTCAGTTGTGTTAACCACACTAGCATTTACGTTGCCAGTTGCGGTTACGTCTAGGCCCTGTACTGTACCAGTAAATGTAGCATTAGTTCCGCCTGTGATTGCACCTGAGTTGATACTCAATGTGCCATCAGTTAGTGTACCAGCACTTACTTGACCACTGAATGTAGCAGCAACGCCACCTGTGATTGTACCACTAGTCGAACTCAATGTTCCGTCAGTTAATGTGCCACCAGTTACAGTACCACTTGCAGTCAATGTAGTTGCATCAACTAGTGTTGTGTTAACATTGCCTGAATCAACATTACCACTGAATGTAGCGGCTACGCCACCTGTGATACTACCACCAGTTAGTGTAGCAGTGCCATCAGTTAGTGTACCACCTGTTACAGTGCCACTTGCATCTACAGTAGTTGCATTAACTCTAGTTGTGTTAACATTGCCTGAATCAACATTACCACTGAACGTAGCAGAAACACCACCTGTGATACTACCACCAGTTAGTGTAGCAGTGCCATCA